GCCGCGCCGACAGCCATCCTCGGCAACCGCATGGAAATCTTCGTCACCAAAGACGGCCTGAAGTACCTGTGGCTGAACCGGGCGAGCTTCGCAGAGTGTTTCCGCTGCCTCGCGTTCTGGTAGCAGATTCATCGTTGTTCGCCTGACCCTCGGTTGGGTCGGAGGTAAGGCGCGATGACCCTGCTGACCCTTTTATCGGGCCCCTCAGCGGCTCCGCCGGATGTTGTAAGGCTCTCTCGTACTGTCAGGCTGACGAAATACGTCCGGCGCCCGCGTGGAATGGCGCGGGCCGCCGCGGCGCTGCTGGTGCTGGCCGGGGTCTCGGCGAACCAGGACATCAGCGTCCCGGTCGCCGGGTTAACGCTGGACGGGTACGCGCCGACCGTTTCGGTCACGGCCAACCAGTCGATCGCGGTTCCTGTCGCGAGCCTGGCGCTCGACGGGTACGCGCCGACCGTCACGAACTCGGCCAGCCAGTCGATCAGCGTGCCGGTGGCTGGGCTGACGCTGGCCAGCATCGCCCCGACCGTCTCGGTGACGGCCAATCAGGCGATAAGCGTGCCGGTGGCAGGCCTCGCACTGGCCGGCATCGCCCCGACCGTCGAATCGACGGCAGACGATGGCTTCCTGTCGCTGGTGCGCAAGCGCCCCGCGGCGCGCGATGTCCGGCATCAGATCGTGCCGAGCAAGCTGCCGGCGCGCTGGCTGCTCACGCTGGTTACTCCGGCGAACCAAGCGATCGGCATCCCGACCGCTGATCTGGCGCTGCAGGCCTATGCGCCGAGCGTGACGAGCTCGAGCAGCCAGGCCATTGCGGTCCCGGTGGCCGCTCTGACGCTTGCAGGGCAGGCGCCGACCGTTGCCGTCACGGGCAACCAGCAGATCGCGGTGCCGGTCGCAGGGCTCACGCTCTCGAGCGCGGCGCCTACGGTGGCCGTCAGCGGCAACCAGCGGGTCGACGTACCGGTCGCCGGGATGGTGCTGGCGGCTCATGCGCCGACCGTCGATACGGGCTTCACCCCGGTCAGGCTCGTGGTCGAGGTGTCAGGCCCGCGCAGGGTGCGCGCCAGCGGGCGCAACTGGGTAGGGATCGGATCAGGTAGGCGGACAAAGGTGAATCTGTGATCAGCCCGATCGTTCTGCTCGACCCCAGCGACTCGGCCCTGATCACGGTCGACTGGTCCGACATCCTGGCGACGGGGATCACCCTCACTGCTGTCGACCACACGGTACCGAGTCCGCTGACCCGTGTAGGCCAGACGTTCGACGGCGGCACCGGCTTGTCGCAAGTGAAGGTCTCGGGTGCAGCGCATGGCGTGCGCTACATGATCGAGGCTCAGGCGACGCTCTCGAATGGCGAGATCATCAATAGGCAGTTCCCAGCGCTGGGCTGGAATAGCTAATGCCTTGGGCTGCACGCAAGCCCTGCTCGCATGTGGGCTGCGGTGCGTTGGTGAATACATCGGATCGGTACTGTCAGGCGCACCAGCGCAAGACGTGGCGAGACGAGGCCAAGGCAAGGCGAGCGAACCCTGAGCGCAGGGCACTCGACGCACAGTACAGAGGGCAGGCCTGGCGCAAGTACGCTAAGTCTTACCTCGCACAGCATCCCCTGTGCGTTGCCTGCAAGGCTGAGGGCCGCATCGGTGCGGCCTCACTGGTCGATCACATCGTGCCCACGGCGCAGGGAGGCAGCTTCTGGGCCGGCACCAACCATCAGGCCATGTGCGATCACCACCATCGGGTCAAGTCGGCCCGTGAGGTCTTCCACGGCGCGAATGGGTAGGGGGGGTGTCGATTCTCTGCAACTTGTTGCGTGCGAACGACGCCCCACTCGATTTCACACGTCCGCAAAACCCAAGGTGAGACCTGATGGCCCGGCCCCGCAAACCGACCGCTGAACTGGAACTGCGTGGGGCTTTCCGCAAAGACCCGCAGCGCAGACGGGTCGACCCGGAGACCAATCCGCTAGGGGAGCCGCCGCCGGGGATGTCGGAAGAGATTCAGGCGCGCTGGTTCGAGCTCGCCGAGCAGGCCCCGCTTGGAGTTCTTCGGTCGCGGGACCGGGTGATTCTGGAATGTGCGGCGTACCTGTTGCATCGGCGCCGGACGGTCACCGACTGGCCGATGGCCGAGCAAGCGCAGTTGACCAAGTGTCTTTCGCTGATGGGCATGACGCCCTCGGACGCCTCAAAGGTTCATGCCCCAAAGGAAAAGCCAGTCAGCGCGTTCAGCAAGTTCGCGCGCAAGGTCAGCCAAGCTCGCAAGGACCCCGCCCCGGTTCACTAACCGCTATGTGGTCCGCGCCATGCAGTACATGGACGCGGTGCGGTCGGGGGAGATCCCGGTCTGCAAATACGTCAAGCAGGCGGTCGAGCGCCAGCGTAGGGATCTGAAGGCGTGGGGCACGAAAGGCCCCTACGAGTTCGACCAGGAAGAGGCCGGCGAGTGGTGCGAGTTCATCGAAGAGCTGCCGCACATCAAGGGGCCGCTTGCGGGGCAGAACATCCGGCTCGAGCCGTGGCAGTGCTTCATTCTGACCACGGTCTTCGGGTGGAAGAAACGCGCGACGGGAACCCGGCGATTCCGCCGGGTGTACATCGAAGTCCCGCGCGGTAACGCGAAGTCGACCTTGAGCTCCGGGGTGGGCCTCAAGGCGGCCTTTGCGGATGGCGAGGGCGGTGCCGAGGTGTATTCGGCGGCGACGACCCGGGATCAGGCGCGGATCGTGTTCAAGGATGCGCAGGGTATGGCCCGGCGGCGCGCTGAACTGTGCCGGGAGTTGGGGGTCGAGGTGCTGGCGCACGACATCGTGCAGTCCTCGACGGCCTCCAAGTTCACGGCGCTGGCGTCGGATTCAAACTCGCTGGACGGCCTGAACATCCACTTCGCTGCGGTGGACGAACTGCACGCGCACAAGACGCGCGAAGTGTATGACGTGCTCGAGACCGGCACCGGCAAGCGTCCGCAGTCGATGCTCTGGTCGATCACCACCGCCGGGAGCGACCGGGCGGGGATCTGCTATGAGTTGCGCACCTACACGACCAAGGTGCTCGGGCGTGTGATCGACGACGAGTCGCTATTCGGGCTGGTCTATACGATCGACGACGATGACGACTGGACAGACGAGGCGTCCTGGCGCAAGGCGAACCCGAACTGGGGCGTATCGGTGCAGCCGGACGTCGTGGCGCAGCTTGCCGCGAAGGCGATGCAAATGCCCGCGGCGCAGGCGAATTTCAAGACGAAGCACCTCGACGTCTGGGTGAACGCCGATCAGGCGTGGATGGACATGAGGGCTTGGGATCGGTGCGCCGATCCAGACCTGACGATCGATCAGTTCGCGGGCGAGCAGTGCTATATCGGCCTCGACCTCGCGAGCAAGACCGACATCGCGGCTCGCATCGCCATTTTCCCGAAGGTGATCGACGGGCAAACGCATTACTACCTGTTTGGGCGGTACTTCCTGCCCGAGCAAGCGATCGAGGACGGCCGGAACAGCCAATACCGCGGATGGCAAGTGCAGGGGCTGCTGACGGCGACCCCGGGCGACGTGCTCGACTTTCAGGCCGTCGAGGACGACGTGATGGCTCTCTCGACCGCGCATCAGGTGGCCGAAGTGGCCTATGACCCGTGGCAGGCCACGCAGCTTGCGCAGCGTCTGCAGACCAATGGCGCGACGACGGTCGAGTATCGAAACACGGTCGGCAACTTCTCGGCGCCGATGAAAGAACTAGACGCCCTGGCTCGGTCGGGGCGCCTTCACCACACCGGAGATCCCGTCTTGACGTGGATGGTCTCGAACGTCGTCTGTCACACGGACGCGAAGGAAAACATCTATCCGCGCAAGGAGCGGCCGGAAAACAAGATCGACGGCGTCATCGCGACGATCACGGGTCTGGGCCGGGCGATGGTTTCGCAGTCGACCGCGTCGTTCTGGGAATGACTGGTGCAGGCCATGAAAATGCTTCGCGAACTGCTCCCAGACGCCTTGATGCTTTCCGGAGCGTGCGCGATCTCGTTCGGCGCAGGGCAGATGTACCTGCCGGCCGGATGGATCGTCGCCGGGGGGTTTGCCTTCGGGGTTGGCTGGTTGGCCGCGCGCCGCGAGGGGAGTGATTGATGGGCTTCCTTTCGCGATTAGTTCAGGAGCGGCGGGCCGCTCAGTTGACCTATGACCAAATCGCCTCGCTGATCGACGGCGGCAATGGCGGCGTCGTGGCTGGCGTGACGGTCACGCAAAAGACGGCGCTTCAGGTCTCAACAGTCCTAGCGTGCGTCAAGGTTATCGCGGATGGGTGCGCGACCCCGGGCATCGAGGTGTTCCGGTACAAGCCGGACAGCACGCGCGAGCGCGCGGAGAACATCCCCGAATATCGGCTGCTGTCGCGACGCCCGAACGAGTGGCAGACCTCGTTCGAGTGGCGACGCATGATGACGATGCACGCGGCGCTAGCGGGAGCCGCGCTGTCCATCAAGGTCCGCGGCGAGAATCGCCGGGTTCGCGAGTTGATCCCGATTCCGCCCGGGCGGTGGGATGTCCGGCAGGTATCCCGGTATGAACTGAGGTATCGGTGCTGGGACGACTTCGGGCTGGTCGGCGAATTCAGGCCCGATGAAGTTTTCGTTCTGCAGGGCGTTCAGTGGGACTGGGTCAACAGCCTTGACGCGGTGTTCCTCGCGCGCAGTGCGGTCGGGCTGGCGATGGCGACCGAGAAAAGCCAGGCCGCGATGCACTCCAACGGGATGCGCACGAGCGGTGTTTACTCGGTCGAGGGCAACCTAACCACCGAACAGCACGATCGGCTGTCGTCGTGGATCAAGGGCCGGTCAGGGCCGGACAACGCCGGCACGCCGCTTGTGCTT